AGGACCAGTAGCTCCCGTTGGGCCAGTCGCACCGGTAGGACCAGCGGGGCCTTGGGCTCCTTGGGCTCCAGTGGCTCCCTGTGAACCAGCAGCACCCGTTGGGCCAGTTGGGCCAGTTAACGCAGAAACGGCGATGAGGTCCACCCAAGAGGTATCTCCCACATGCTGCCACTGGACGAATCCTCCGCTGACCTGAAGATTGACGGATGCACCATCAACCCCATTTGTGCCGTTGGTGCCATTAGTTCCAGCGGCACCCGTCAGCGAGGAAATGGCGATGAGGGTGTTCCAGCTAGTATCACCCGCGTGCTGCCACTGGACGAATCCTCCGCTGACCTGAAGATTGACTGCGGGTCCATTAGATCCCATCAGCGATGCCAGCCACTCATCCACCGTTCCGGAGAATCCCTGGGAGACGGCGATTTGGTAGGCACTCATGCCGCTGGTACCGGAGATCAGGGAGAGACCCAGTACCTTATTTCCGGAGAGGGAGAGAGAGGCCGTGACGGACATTATAAAAGGGTGGGTGGGGTTTGTCTGACGAAGACCTTGCCGGTTACCAGGTTCATCACTACGCCATCGGCATTCGTGCCCAGGACATCGATCCGAAGAGGCTCACTGCCAGAAGGAGTGGCCGGGAGCGCGGCGGTCTGAGATGCCGTGAGTGAGAGGATCAGCACACCGTTTGTCGGTGTGGGAACAGTGGCCGTAAAGGGTGCGGAGAAGGTGCCGCCGAAGGCTTGCGTGAGGGTAGCAACGAAGGACCAGCCAGTCAGATTAATAGGGTTAGGGGTGGGTGTAGCCCCATCATCGTGATTAATTTGTAACGAGTAGGGCACCCCCTGCTCGATAGCGTCGTCTCCGAGGAGGTTGAGTAGAGCGGCGGACATTGAGGGAGATTACATGGCGAGGGAGATGATCATCGGAAAAGGGCCAGAGTGAAGGAATGCTCCAAGAGAATGAAACGAGCATGGAAACGATGCACACGGTGGGGACGATACTGAGACGGAAGTCGAAGGCTTCCTTACTGGCCTTAGCCTTTCGCCTTCATTGTTATGTCGGTTCCCCCGTCGAGGCATCATAGACTCCGCCATAAGTCCAAAATTCAACCGGTGTAACAACAACGGTGCCCCCAAAGGTATTTCCTGGTGTCGGAGGGCCTCCACCACCAAACACCCCGGCATAAAACGGAAACGAGTACCCATCAAATGATACCGTCCCAGCCTCGATCCATCCGGCTAATTGAGCTGACCCTATTGCCAAGCCGTATACATCATACGGGATATAATACACTCCAAAGGACGGCCCACCGTAAAAGTTCCCCCCGGCATCTTGCACGAACGACATTCCACATGAAACCTGGTCGGATACATCTCCTTCTGCTAACTTAAACGACGTGTCATATTGAGCAAGGATCACGCGTTGGTCATAGGTGCCGTTTACGCCCGTGTTATAGCCTGGATCACTACCGAGCGGAGCTCCATTGGAAGTGGTGCCAGTTAACCCCGTGGTGCAAACCTGCTCCCTTTCGGCTGCCATACCCCAAGCGTCTGCCATCTCTATCCTGGTCGGCCCTCCCAAATAAACGACCGACCCCACAATCATCGGGAATTTGCCCGATGATTTTAGCGTAGAATCAGTATCATAATCAGGGTTGTGGTAAATTGACGTGAATACGCACTGAGCAGTTTTAACCCGCAGGAGCCACTTGTAAGGAGTGTCCCTGCTTACGGGCATAAAGCCGGTTCCTGGGCCATAAACAGGAACTAGAGCGGCGGTTGATGAACTCGGCGCACTATCGCAATATGTCGTGCCGTCCCATGCTGTGGCTAACGGGATAAGTGGAGCAAGACAAGTTACCTGCGGCATTTTCTAGCTCGTTGGGTAGCCGCCCTGATATGGCACAGGAATCATGGCTGGTCTTCCGTTGATGGCATAGGCGATGGTGACGAGGTTGGTACGTATCAGCTGAGTGATAACCGGAACTCCACCGACGATCTTGGAATAGGCAAGAAGAGTGCGCGAGAGTTTGAAGAGCGTAGGCGTCGAGGCGTCTCCTTCTACGTATGCATTTGGGTTCCACGCGGCGGAGGTGACATCGAACTCATCAGAATTTCCCCAGGTCTTGATCTGGGCACTTAGGATCATGCCGGTGTTGTCATATTCACACTCCAACCAAATCGCGTCTGGAGTAGTTGGTAATATATCATTCCAGCCGCGATCGGTCGAGGTGGGAGGATCGGACGACAGTAAGTTAGTGATCGAGTAGTCATCATCTGGTTTGAGTGACAACCAGAGCCCCGAGTAGTAATAGACTCCCCATTGGTAGGAGGCCGGGACGCCTCCCGTGCCGGTGCCGGGCGTGATCTGTTTGATCACGGAAAACGGACTCCGAGGGATCACAGGAGGGGAAGAGTCCTTTGTGTTCTGAGACCCCAGAAACGTCGAACCAGATGATCCACAGGAGACGGCGACATTGCCACTCGATCGAGGGGTGATCGATCGGAGATAATTATCCAAAACCCCTGACCAATAGGAGAGGTTGGTTCCCTTGTGTATTAGGCCGGGACGAATCATGGCTAAGATCCGTCTGATCCTCCACCATCAGATCCCCCAGTGTCAGCGGTCCCATAAATATCAGGATCGATCCACCAAGCACCGGTCCATTCCTGAATACGCTTTGCAGCGTGTGGCTCCTTCAGACAGCGATCGGCGGTCTTCAGGAAGGTGTAGCCAGTGGGAGGAGTGATCCGGGTGACGCCGGGTGTGCCGATGAGTCCGCAGCCTCCCGATTCCGGGAGTGAGGCGAGGGTGAGGGTGGATTTGATGACCGGGGCATACTCTGAGTAGAACTCCTGACCTCTCAGCCACTTGGTAGCATAAGTGATGGCATTCTCTGTGAGAGTTAGTATGGCTCCGCTGGCGCTCTGGTATTGGAAGGCCCCCATGAGCACGGGATCATTTTGGTTCTGCCAGATCTGGATCGCAGCCAGGTCGGTAAGTTCCAGTTCCGAATCTCCGCCTGACTGAAACATCTTGTGGCTTTTGAGCGGACGCTGCACCTCGACCCAGTCGGTCTCCTCCTCGGCGGTGGGAGTATCGCCTACCCCCTGAGTCGGGATCTGGCAATAGGTGATAGTGAGCGTTCCCGTGCCGCCCGGTCCGGGTTGCGCTCTCACCGTATCGATCAAGAGATAGGTTGGTACGACGGTGCCATCTCCTGGGGCGAATCGCACAGGGATGTTGGCCTTAACGACGCTCCAGGGTGCCGAGAATATGCGGGTATAGACAAGCCCATCCTTGCTCAACTCAATGAGGGGAGAGTAGGGCTGCTCCGTCAGGCCTTCTGATCCATGCCAGACGGGCGAGGTCGGTAAATCCGGGGCCGTGAAGGGAGTGGCGATGTTCATCGTGTGTTAGGCAATGGCCTCAGAGCCGTTGTTGGGCATGGGTGCCAGGATCTTAATGCCGGAGGAGATGGCCTGCTTCAGGAGCGCGTGGAGGGCTACTGTGGCATCGGCTGTGCGACGGGCGTGATCATTGGCCGGGCCAGCACCGCCGACGAAGAGCCCGATCTTGGCGAGCCGATCGCTCTCCTCGTGCTTCCCTTCTTTAGACGATCCGCTATCGCCATGAATGTCGGAGAGGGAGAATTTCTTTTTGCCAGGTGTCGATGCGTCATCGGCAGCTGCGGCGGATGTCTGACTGGAATGAAAGATCGGTGCCGATGAAGTGATCTGCTTGATGCGGTTGGCTAGTTCTTCAAAAGCCTGTTTTGTGGGGTCCTCAAGCTCCTTACGGGCGGCGGTTCCTTTCTCGTCGATGCTTACTCCTTGAATCTGTTTTAGGATGTCCTGGTTAGAAGATTGATGAAATTCGCGCAGATCTCCAAAAACGGAAGCAGCTCCCGAATCTCTAAACTCTTTATCCGTTGCGGGGCGCTCACTACCGTCTGGGTTGACATGCACGAGATGCCGTTGTGTTTCGCCCACGCGCTCCATGAAGGATTCAATCCAGGACTGAATCCCCGCTGTAGCCATATTGTCAGAGATCCCAGAATATCCCTTATTATCCCCCGTAGCCTTGGCTCCCTCAACGGCCTTTCGGATACCGTCACCAAACGAGCTGGCAATATTTAATAGTTCCAGACCTAAGGGCTTTAAGCTGGTGGGAGAGAATGCAAGAGCGACCAGCTGTCCCGTCAGTTGTGCAGAGTCGGAGGAAGCAGCGATCCAATCAGCTCGGAAGTTCCCAATCGCATTACCGAGACCAGTGCCGACCTTTTCGCCGATCTTGATGGTATCGATTGACTTGACCTCTTCCAGGACAGGCGAGAGCTGGTTGGCCGCCGATTCAGCGGCTCCCAGGAAGAATCCCTTTGTCTTCGCCGAGACCATTTCAAAATCATTGGTGACCTTGGTGAAGAGCGCGGCGTTCTTCTCATAGACAGCGGCCTTCTCATCGGTCACTTTTGCCGCCTCATTGATCGCGTTGGTATCGGAGAGGATGTTGATCATGTTCGCCCCCTGGCGGCCAAAGATGGCGCGGACAGCGGCCATCTTGTCGCTCTGCGTGGCGAGGCCACTGATGGCGACACCGATCTCCCGAAGCTGTGTCGGATAGTCCTCCGACTTCATGCGGTCCATGGAGAGACCGAGATCCTCGAAGATCTTCTTGGTTGGCTCCCCTTCGGCATTCACCCCTCCCAGGGCATTTTGGAGCATCGCCATGTTGGTCACGGCGGAGCCGGGATCCATGCCGACATCCTGATAGGCCTTCTGAATGGTGATCAGATTGGTGATGGATTCCCCGGTAGCCGTGGCCTCAGCGCGGAGCTGCTTCCCCTGTTCAAATATCTCCTTGAACGTATCACTCACTCCCTCCACGGATTTGAAGGCTGCGAAGCTCACGCCGAGTACGCCGAGAGCATCACCGAGATGGCTCAACTCCCCGACCCGGACGGCGGAGTCCTTAATCTCGGCGATCTCGCGCTTCACATGAGCGGCCCCATCGGCAAAGGGCCGGGCATTGAGCCCCATCACAAATTCAAGCGCGTTCATGGGATTCTGTCTTTCGACTCAGTTTTAAGCTTGGAGAGGAAGTCCTGATCGGAGTAGGTCGGACCCTTTGGCTTGAGGTCATAGCGGACAGCGATCGCGCTATAGAGGGCACAGGCCTGAGCGAGGGAGAGTCGATCATGGATGTACTCGATGGTCCATCCATACTCACTGGCTAGGGTGTCGGTGAGGGTGAGGAACCACCCGAGGCCGCTTCCGCCCCCGGGTGCTGAGATAAAGGGACAGCCCCTCCCTCCTTCCCGTAGGGCACGGAGGTCGCGAAGCCCTGGTCGATATGTAGGAAGATTATGTTTCCCGCCCCCTTGAGCGTCCCAGGAGGCAGCGTGTCGCTCCAGGCATCCACGGCAGCCTCGAACTCCCCGCGAGCGATCACAGAGCGCGTGATGTCATTATCAGGCTGAGAGAGCACCAGGAGGGCCGCCGCCACATCGCGCAGGGTAGCCGTCTTCCTGGTGGCGCTGATGTAGGGTGAGTCGAGTTGTTCCAGGATCAGAACCTTCCCCATGTCGATTCGTGGGAGGACAATCCCATTCACGGAGGTGGAGAGGGGCACAAAGGCGGAGAGCACCGCCTTGGGTGTGCCGCTGCCTGCTTCGTCGCTCGCAGCCTGAAGCCGGGCTAGAGAGGCGGCGAGTTCGGGGGATACTGACTCCGAAGATATCGGAACGGTGGTCGCGTGTTCGCTCATTGTTGAAAAAGTCGAAGGACGAGGGTCGATGGTCGAAAGCTAAGGAGGCGCTTAGATCAGGGCGTACTTGATGACCTTGAGGGAGAACTTCGTCACTCCCTTCTGGGTGTACATCACCTTGAAGCCACCTGGTGCCACATGGCAGCCCGTGACGCCGCACACGGAGACGACATCACCCGGGGAGAAGCTAGGAGCCGATCCCTCGCCAGTGCAGGTAATGTTGATCTCCTGTTGGTGATCGAAGTAGACGACGGCGGCTGTGAAGCCCGCCGTGTTAGCGACCTCCTGAGCCTTGGCATTGCCGACGATGTCGGCGGTCTCCGCGATGCCACCACCGGAGTAGATGCCACCTGTTCCCCAGGCGAGCGTATTATCGCCAATGATGACGGGTGCGGTCGGCAGGGCGGGGGCGGTGAAAGGAACGGCGAGAGGAGCGGTCATGGGATTTTAGGGTTTAGGAGTTGGGAGAGTGGGAAGGGTTTAGAGAATCGAAAGCTGAAGGGTGAAAGTTGAAAGCTGAGGGACTGAGGCGGATCGGAGAGTTTTCATTCAGGTTTCAAATTTCAGCGTTCATCCTTCGAGATTGCGCATCGGGATGTGGGGTTTCACGGCGGTGATGGCAAAGGTGAGTTTGAAGGCTGTGGTCTGGAGGTTTGGGGCATCCAGGGGATTGAGCTGGCTCGCCCCCTCATAGCGCCAATAGCGGCTCGTGATGCCGTCTGGCAGGGCATTGGAGCGCACCCAGGCCACCACGGAATCAATGAGAGCCAGGAGAGGAGGCTGGTCGCCCTGGGAAGCCACCAGCAAATTGCCCGGAGTGAGAAGAGGGATCTTGGCCTTCACGACCCAGATCTCCACCGTATGATCGACGATCGCAGAGAGGGGCTGCTCGCTCTGGTTCTTATCCCCGGACCAGTGGATCACCAGACGGAAGGATGCTGGTTGGTCCAGGAGCTGATCGAGCAGATCGCCGGGGTCCTGGGCAATCCGGAGCTGAGTCACGGCATTCGAAATAAAGGGAGCCTTCGCGAGATCGTCGCGAACCTTCAGCAAGATTTCGGCAGAGGTGAGCGGTTGCATCAGATCATGGATCCGCCAAGGCGGGATCGTTCCGAGATTAAGACGGCAGAGGGGCCTTCGACGGTGGTACCGGGGGCGGTGAGTCGGGAATCTCCTTCGCCGATGGAGAGGAGTTCCTTGCGAATACCTATGGCCTCGGCTTCGTAGGGGTTCTTCTCAGCACCGCGACGCTTATAGATCCGATCAGCGGCGAGCAGCTTGGCGGCCCGGGTGATGAAAGCGGGAAGCGGGGTCTGAAAGGGAATGGGGTAAAGCTTGCCGAGCACACCGTCGATCTCATCCTGCGTGTCCTGGGCGATCTGTTGCCAGACGGCGGGATTGGCAGATCCGGTCTCGGCATCATCGAGAGCTGCGGCCAGGAAGGGCGCAGGGATCATCCCGGTGAGATCGGATTGAGAAACGTAGGGCATTTGGTGGGTGAGCGAAGGTCGAAGGTCGAAGGTCGAAATCTTAAGGGTTCGCTACTGCCCTCACGCCGTGGCGGGAAGGCAGGGTGTGAACTCTTAAATGGCAGCTCCGACTCCGGTGGAGCCGATGGCGAGCTGCGGCAGGCCATAACCTGCGCCAAAGCGAGCGTAAGCCTGATAGATATACTCGTGATAGAGTACGACGTGTTCGCTCTGAGGAGTGGTGACGGCAAGGAGATCAATCGCCTTCTCATCCTGATAGATGAGGGCCTTGACTGGCAGTCCGACTTCCAAGAGGAACCATGCAGTATCGCTCCCCGCGAGTTGAGACCACACCAGATAATCAGCCGTTCCCTTCTGCACGTTTGTGACTGCGGCCACGCCGGCGATGGTGCCGTCTGTGTTTTTTGCGGTCGCCGCAATATTCTCGGCGGTGAGAATTTGCAAAGCCATTGATTCCAGCGCTGGAGGTACGACCAGTAGGAGCTTTTTGCCCAGACCCATGGCATTGCCCTGAGAGTTTTTCATTCCCTTGAGCAGCGCCTTGGCCGCCGCGAAGCTGTTCGCGGAGAGAGGGGCAGTCATCAGATTGGTGAAGGTGAGACTCTTGGAATTGTTGGGCTCGTGCTTCTTGTTTGTGTCGAAGAAATTCTTGCCCGTGTAATCGGCATTAGTAAACCCACCCTCCAGAGTGTTCGCCATCAGAGCATCCACGCTGGCGGCTGCGGCCACAGCCAGATTAGACATTAAGGGCGTGTAGATTCCGAGCCGATCACGCTCGATGTCGGCCTCTTTGACGGGGATCGTCGACTCATACTCATCATTTTTGATGCGATAGTCGGATGCCGAAAAATTTTGAATGATGGCTTTACCCATCATTTTGCGCAGGCCTGGCAATGCTCCAAGCCAGGCATAAACCTCCTCGGCAGCATTGGATGGCATCCGCATGGCGATCTTCGGCCATTCCGGCTCGGCCCCCTGCATTTCCTTGAGGAAAAGGACACGAAAACTCCGGAAGAAGTTGGCGAGTGTGGTTTGATTGATTTGCATGGCTGGTTAGGATTTGGGATTTAGGATTTGGTAGTGGTGAGTAAGTTGGAGGATTAGGCGGAGGCGGCGGGTGCGAGGGAGGTGATGTCGACGATCACCTGAGTGGCGTCGCCGTTGTAGAAGCCCAGGAAAACCCCCGCGATGAGGCTGTGCGTCGTCGAGTGAGCAACGGTGTTGTCATCCTCGGCAAATACATTGGCCCCAAGATCGGCCTGGGTAACCGGCTGAGTTGTGGAGTTTTGCAGGATGAAGGCGCCTCGTTTTGTCAGGACACTCATGGCTCCCGCACCGCCAGCAGTGTTGTCAAAAACACTGCTCAGCGAGCTGGGTTGAACCACGCCGAGCACGCGGAGGCCTGCGACATCTGCCGCAGGCTTGCCATATCCAGCCGCAGTGATGGCGAGCAAGGTGCCGACATAAACGATGACGCCGTTAAGCAGCGGCACGGGGGAGGTGAAATCACCAGGAGCTTCCGGTGTATTGATGGGAGTAGTGGCGGCGGACATGGTGTTTTTGGAGTTTGGGAGTTGGGAAAGTTGGAACGGTTGGTTGGGGATGAATTATTTTCCGAATTTTTTGTGATCTTCTTCAGTCAGACCGAGTTGACGGTCGATCTCGGCGCGCGCGGTGTTGTGTTCCAGGTTGCTACCCTCAGCAGCGAGAGCATCGACCTTGGTGCGCTTATCGAGCGGCACGGTGACAGGGAGATCGGCGCAGAGCGTCTTGAGATCGGCGATGTCGAGCTTCTCGGCACCCTTGGGAACAACTTTCCCTTCGCCAGCGGCGAGGGCGATGATTCCCTGGCGCTCGGAGTCTTCGCGAGCCTTGCGATCGCCAGTGATCAACAAGTGGAGATTCTTCACCTCGGCAGCGAGGGCGGTGAGAGCCGTGGGGGCTTCCGTTTTTTCAGCAGGAGTCTTGGCATCATCCGCAGCCTTCTGGGCAGCGGCTTCGATTTCTTCGTCGGTCGCCTTTTCAGGATCGAGACCGAGGATGGCGCAGAGGAGTTTTTTAGGATCCATGGTGTGTTTTGTTTTTGGTGGTGGGTTGGTGGTTGAGTAATCTGCGGAGAGAAGAATCAGATCAGTGACCGCGCCCTGACGGCATGCGGCGACCGAGTGGAGAAAAATGACATTGCCCTGGGCATCCTTCTTGGGAGCTGGAGAAAGATCTCGGTAGTGGCCGTCGCCTATGAACTTCCGCCCGGCTGGAGTCCAATCGATGTTGTCATAGACAATCCCCTCATTTTCTACGCAGAGGACATCTGCGTAGGCGGCGACTTCGCAAGGCTCTCCTTTGTAGAACTCCGTCCCCGGCACCGTGTTGTGGTTGAAATCGATGCAGACTCTCTCAAACCCTGTGAGCTTTTGGTTGATAGGGAGGGCGGAAAGGGTCACCTCGTTAACTCGGAATAGTCCCTTGGTGGATTCATTGTCCCCCCAGGGGAACACCACCATACGGGTGGGCAGCTTCTCTGGATCGGAAATGAGCGGTTCCCCCTTCACATGAAGGGCGTAGAGATCTCCGGGAACTAGGGAGGCGTCGCGTGGCACGCCGTGAACCTTGGGGAAATCAGGTTCTAACTACTAACAACGGTGAACACGATGCACACGGTGGGGACGGATTTACCACTAAGGACTGAAAAGGGAACAGCCAAGCATATTTCCTTGGATTCCCCTTTGATTCTCCTTTGTGGTAAAAAACTCTTCAGATTCCCAACTGCAACTTCGCCGCCGCTTCCGCTACTTTCACAATCTTGGTCTGTGCCCACTCCGGCATAGTACCATCACGGGTGATCGGCATGAAGGGCCGGGCGGGGATCTTGGTCTTGTGTCCCTTGCCAGTCATGCCGCCGAACTGGTGAATCCGGGCATAGGGGCGATCGCTGGCGATCGTCACGGTGCTAGTACCGACTTCGACGCGGAACGACTTTACCATCAGACCGGATTTCTTCAGCAGCGGATGAGTGGATCCACCATCACTCGTCACCAGACGTTGGCGGCCAGATTTCGAGGGATGAGGGGCGAACTTCGTATTCTTACGAGCCACCCACTCGGCAATGCGGAGAGAGGGATTGTCAAAGGCTCGCTGCGTGATCGACAGGAACTCCGTCCCCATGGCACGCAGGATCGGACGGGTGTCCTTCGCCTGCCGGATCAGGTGATCGAGCTTCGGACTGATCTCATCGATTTGAATGGTGACGGACATGAAAGTTAATGAATGACCAACGTTCCATCCTCATTCTCTTCATCTTCGGTATCGGGACCCACAGCAATCAAAGAACCTTTCAGAGCGTCCACGGCCTCCCTGGCATTGACTTCATCGGGCAGGCAGGAGGAAGGATAAAGGTCATTGAGTTTTTGCAGGATCTTCTTGTCCCGGCACTCCCACTCTCCTCCGGTGATGATTGCCCTGATACCGTTGATTTCGACTGTTGCGCTCATAATCCTCTCAAGGTGTTGACCACATAAGTGAAGTATTCCGGATCGTTTTCAAAGAATCCCGCAGGGTCAGTATAGAGCCGTTGAATCCCCATGGAAAGAATCTCAGTTGCATAGTAATCACCAGAGGAGAGCTTATAGACTTTTCCCGAGTAGGCCTTTCCGCCTTTCTTCACCCATTCATCTCTCAGGGCCTTTTCACCGTGGCGATATCCCTGACCAAGCCACACGGGAACTTCTCCAACTGTGCGGCTCTCCAGGAAGGCGGCGCTCTTTTTCAGGATCTCGGCAAGGCGACCTTCGATAATGTGTCCCAGCTCATGAGCCACCGTCCAAGTAGGCATGAATTTCCCGTTGATAAAGCCGCCGAAACGATCAGCAATGGCACGAGTCCTGGTTTTCAGAATTTTCACATCCGGGCCGGAGAGTACGGCCTTTGATGTGATGCTCCGCACAAAGGCAAAGCCTTCATCAATTTTAACTTTCTCGGTGCGTGCGGTGTGATGAACCACACTCTGCTCCTGCGCAGGAAGTGAGAGCAACTCGTGAAATTTGTTCCTCTTTTCGATTGGATCTGGAGTGGATGCGAGCACTGTTTGAAATTCTCCCAGGAGATCCGTGACGGACTTGATGGGACCCGGCCCTGCGACTTTCGGATCTACGGGATCCGCCACCGGCAGCTTCTTTCCCCCCATCCAGTCCCAGACGGTCATGCCCCCATCGTGGACGGGGGTCTTCCTGGACCACTGCTCAAACTGGTTCCAGGTCTGGGTATCGTAGCGGCCCTGAAGCTTGTCGATCGGGATGTGGAGATCTTGGGGATTAAAGCTGTAGGCCGAGTTTCCGTTCTTCTCGACCGGGGTGCGGACATCGGTGATCTGGTTCACGCCGCGTACCAGGTGACCGCTCGTCTCGATATGATCCAGAGATTGTCCTTCGATGAGTGTGCGCTGGTCTGGCGGGAGCTTCGCGTCCCCCTTGCGGATATCCTGCGCATCATCTGCCGAGATCGGCACCCAGTGGCAGCGGCATCCGAAGTCCCAGGGGCACCAGTGGGAGTGAACGAAGGCGGAATCAAAGGGAAAGACCAGCCCGTCGAGTGCCTCGTGCGTCGCCCTCACCCGGTCATCATCCATGCTGTGATACTCGACATAGGGAAAGATAGCCTTCTGTGCGGCGATATTGCGGAAGGAGGCTGCCTGCGAGGCCTGGAAGCCGTGCGTGCGGAGCAGGGTTTCAGCACGGCGCTCTGCGGCGGAGCTATTCTCCGGATCCTCCGGATCTGCCAGGAAGGGATGAATCTCCTCGACCAGCTTCTTCTTAGCCTCGTCCCAGTTTGCCCCGGCATGAACAGTCGCGATCTCCTCTCGGACTCGTTGCAGCACGTCGAAGCTCGTGATGCCACTGACCGTGATCGCACGCGCACGCAGCTCGGGCAGCATCGACTTAAAGACCTCCGCCGCGACAGGGGTCTTGGAGTTGATGAAGTCGATCGCTTCAGCGTGAGGCGTGGGATCGGTGAGGAAGTCCATGGAGGAGGTAGGAAAGTGTGGGGAGCGAAAGCTCAAGGGTGAGTTATAGGGCGGAGTTCTCGCGCAAAGACGCAGAGGCGCAAAGAGGAGGAATTAGGGTGATCCTCATGCTGTCTGGAAATTCCATCTCGGCATTGGCCTCTTCTAGATGGCAGGCAAGTTCCCTCAGAATGTCGTAAATAGAAAGACCGTCTGCACATTCTGGAACATCGCCCGAATGGGTTGCCGAGTATTGAGCGCCATTAGCAGCACGCTTCCCGTTAATGATGGCCTTCCATTTCATTCCCTCAAAAGCACTCATGCCGCACCTCCTCGGAGTCCGGCTCTCATTCTGGCGATGGAGGCATTGAACTCCTCTTCGGTCATGGGATCCTCGACTGGCTTCTGACTTCTGATCTCTGACTCAGCTTTCACACTTTCAGCTTTCAGCTTTTTCGGTTGCCTCTTCTGCCTCGTGATCAGGACGAGATCCCGGAAGACCTCGGGCTGGCTCAGTATATTGAAAGGCCGCAGGGACCAGCCGCTCTTTCCCTCCCGTTTCTCCCACTGCATGTGACGGATCACCGGACCGATGTCGGCCTCGGTGAAGGGGCCGTGATCGGTCTCTGCCAGTGGCTCCATCTCCCTGAGAAAATCATGCCAGAGTCGCTGATCTGAGATGGAGGGACGGATCTTTGGCAATCCAAGCGCCTCATAGAGCGCACGGTGCAGATCGATTACTTTTTCTTCAAAAGGGGTCATTGAGGTAGCGATTTATACTGAAGGCTATTAGGCTGAAGATTGGTGCGCTGGGGGTGGAGGGCGAGGCGGCGGAGATCCTCAAAACCGGCACGCTCTCGGATCACCTTGATCCGGTGCTCGCTCTTGAGTTGAGCAACGACCAGGGGAAGCGGTACCGGTGGGATCTTGGCGTACTGGCGGATGGGATTGCGGTGACTCATTGAGGTGGAAAAGTGGGAAAGTAAAAGGTAGGAAGGTTAGTGCCGCCATGAGGCTAAAACTGGTGACATTCGGAATCCTTCTTCTTTAAAGACCTCGATCTCCGGAGAGACGTTGAGCTGCGTCCATCTTTCGCTGCGGCCCTGTTCGAGCTCATAGGCTGGAGTCCAGTGATCGCCATTATCTAATAGGGCAAAGACGCGAATGCTGGAGGGCGTCCTGACAAACAGGACCGCTATACTCCGATTCCTCATCCGGAGGCGGTAACGGCCCGAGGGTGCGCCGGTGATGGGCTTTGGTTCCCGCACTCCCCACACGAGTTCTTTGCCATAGATCCTGACTCCCGAACTCCACCCCCTCTCCGCGTCTCCGCCTCCCCGCGTGAGATTTTCGGTTTTATCGGGTTTCGGTAAAGAATTTGATGCCTCTTCGCCGAGGTTCGCCGACCCCGCCAGCGCGTTGGAGGACTCGTCAACGACCGGAGACAGGGGAAAATCGGATTTGGGGCTTTTAGACGGAAGGGTCGAGGCCGAGTCGAGAGACGAAGGACGAGGGTCGATAGCCTCGGAAATCTGGCCTTCGACTGTCGTCTTTAGACCTTCGACTTCCACTTCCTGACTTCTGGCTATTGGTTCCATGGTTTAATAGGCGGAGGTGTAGCGCTCTTTATTGGTGAGTTTGGTCGTGGGGTCATCTCGCCTGGACCAGAACTCGGGATCCGAGGTCGCCGCCAGGTGAGCAAACCAACTCTCCAGATCGATCGTGATGGCAGAGGGGCCGGGGCGGCGTGAGGCAATGAAGTTGCCCTTGATGAGGCGCTGAAGCGTTGAGTAGTCGATGCCCATGCCGAGCTTCTCAGGGAGATCCTGGGTCAGACGCACCCACCGTTCATGGATCCTGACCACTGGCCGGTATTCACTCGGCCCGATCTTCTGCCACGACACCAGGGCGATCTTAGGGATATCCAGATCGTCCGGGGCTGGCATCACTGTTTTCCCTGGCACTACTTCAATGGGGCGGCCCTGGGGAAAGGCCTTGCAGGTGGGATAGAGGAGAGCGGTGGACATATTGGAGAGGTAGGGAGGTTAGGGAGTCGAAAGCTGAAAGCTGAATTAGAGGCTTAGTTCCTTCTGAGGGTTCTTGAGTTGTGCCTGTGCCTGGTCCCAGTTGCGCTTGGCCTCGTCCTGGGAGCAGGCACGGTAGGTGCCCTCGTGTCCGACCTTCCCGGTGAGGATCACAAACCCGAGCTGCATCAGCTCAGTGAGGCGGGGCCGGATCGTCAGCACATCCTCATCCATGTAGTTGGCCAGTTTCCGGCTGGTGCTCTCTCCCCGGTGAG